ACCTTCAATGAACATCGTTTGTTTACCGTTTACTTTTTCGGTAATGAATTCTACTTGTGAGACTTCTTCTGTGATGAGTTTCATTTTTATTCGGTTACTAACTGAACAATTTCTGTGATACTTACATCCTGAGAGGTAGATGCTGCAATCACGCTTACCTTTACACTCCTAGCAATATTTGCTCCGGTTGCGACAATTGGACCAGTAACAGATGATGTATTGTGAGAAACTGTTACTGAATCATCAGATACTGCAGTAATTAATTTGTGCTCTGTATTAATACCTGCCGTTGTTACCCCCTGAATAGTGACATAATCGCCAACCAAAAATGGATTTCCGGCATTTTCATCAAATGAAACAGTAGTTGAGGTTCCGGTAGTAATCCCAACTATTCTTTGTCTAGCAAGTCTTTCCTTTATAACCTCATTTCCATATGGAGTTATCTGAAAAGAATTAACAGTGGCAACTGGAGATCCTCCGGTCTCAACATACACTGATGTTAGACCAGTAGACACTCTCAAATATCCACTTTTAAGAGCAATAGGATTACTAGTAGTTGCCGCACTTACAGTCGCAGTTATTCTATTTACATTCTGAACTACCTTGATTGCCATTATTCTTGATCCTCTGTATTTTCATCATCACCAAACATAGATGCAGAAACATAAGGTCGGGCAGAATCAACTCTATCCGATGCTTTTGCATACAATAATTCTTTAATTTTGTCAGATACATCAGATGCTGAACCATCTGTTGCAATCAAATCGATAAGTTCTTCCATAGAAACAATTTATTATTATAAGATTATTTATATCTTGCCGCCTTTAGGTTCTGGAGGAGGGGGTGGAGCAACAGGTTCTTCTGGAACTTCTCCTTCCATAGGTGCTCCTTCTGCAGGCGGAATCTCACCTCCTTCTGGGATTGGATTTCCCATTTCATCAACAGGTGCATTAGGATCTGGTAAAATTCCTTTCTCAATTTCATCATCAATTTGAGCATCAATCTCAATAATTTCTGAGTCAGTTTGACGAAGAATCTTTTTACGGACATATTCGGTGGAGAAATATTTTCCAATATATGCCTCCATAGAAGTAACAAGAGTCAAACGATTTGTAAGTAATTCTGCCTCCTTAAGTTCGGCAAAATGATTATCGTATAGGAAATCATACTGAATATGATCGCTCATTGTTTCCCAATCTTCAGGAGTTACAATATTCTTAAGGAGAAGTTGAGTGCGAAGCATGTCATTAAACATATTCGCAAAACGCTTTCTTAGGCGTCCAACAAACTTAGAAAACTTAAGTTCATCTCTCAAAATCTCTGATGATCTACCCAAATTAAATCCATCACCACCCCCGGCAATTCTGGATTCGGGAACTCCAAGTGCTCTATAGAGTTTCTTCTGAAAGTATTCGATATCAGAAAGTTCTCCAAGATTTTGACCACCGGGAAGAGTTGTAATTTCGGTTCCTCTACCACCCTCTCTTCTTGGAAGCCAAAAATCCTCAAGCATACTCATATACTTGCGGTCATCACGAACTTCACCAGTGTTTGCATCGTAAACTAATTTATTACGATAGCGACTCATAACCTCTTTGAGGTATTGTTCTGCTTTTACCTTTGGAAGATTGCCGACATCAATATAAAAAATACGACGCTCGGGTGCTCTTGATAATCTATAAATCACAAGAGAATCTTCAATCATTCTAAGTTGATTGAGTGCCTTGATTGCTTTATGAAGATATGAAAGGACGGTTCCCTTATTCCTATCAATTAATCCTGATGTGCAATAAGTAATTGAATCTCTAGCAATTTTTACCGCACCTTTTGAGGAAGATCCAAGCATACCTGATGGATAGTTTGATGTTGGAGTATAGATGAAATATTCTTCAATTTCAGGATATGTAACCTGATTTACATTAAAATTAGTAAGTGTTGATAAGTTTGGTCCGGAATTATTATTGGTCTTTTTTTCTTGACGAACATGTTTCATTTTCATAGGATCAATATATCTCAATTCCTGAATGCCCTCTTCAGGTTTTTTTATATCAATTACCTTGAGATAAAATAATCTACCATCAATATACCAATTTCTAAAAATTTCGTGAGACTTCTTATCGAAGTCCATAATTTCTTTAATATACTTAAATTCGTCTCTTATAATTTTTTTAAGTTTATCACTAGCATTTAAGTTTGATAATTCTATTTCTACTGGGGAATCATATAGATCACTCACAAGTGCTTCATTCACAACATCCTCAATTGCCCCATCACATTCTGGATGAAGCGACATTTCACGATATCGACGAATTAAATCGTATTCGGTTCTATAAACACCTTCAATATCAATAGTTTGCCCATAAAATCCCGATTGAATATAATAATCAACCCCGTCCTCATTATTAGGAGGAACGGGGGAGACTATAGATTTGGATTTTTTTTCATTATCCTCAATTGAAAAACCAAAAAGTTTCGCCATCTTATAAAGTATGCTTACCTGTTATAGTTTATTTAGTTGATATCTTCGCCACCCGCAGCAGGAGAATTACCCCTGACTGCTTCCCACCAAAGAACCTGCATTTCTACAGTAAACTCTTGAATTGCATCAGTTTCATATGCTAAGTTAATTGGACTTATATTTGTTGGGAACAAATCATAAAAATGATATGCTCTCAGAGTTGAACCGTCACGATCTAAATGATAAACGAATGCGTCTGCCTGATATAGTGCAGGATCTGTAACTCCGGTGTTATCAGAAACACGATTAATAACATTCATCCAGTTCTCAAATGCCGAACGAATTGCAAAATCGGTATCGTTAATAACGGTAATCGTCCAAGTTTCAAAAGTACGATCTCCTGCTAATTTTAGAGTTCTTCCTCTAAATGCAACATCTATTGGAGTTACTGTTGACCCTGGAAGTGCCGCCGTTTTGACTAAAAATCTAGATTTGTCAAGAACATTAGTGTCCGCAGGAGCGGCATCTGGGAATGAAAGAACAACCTCAAAGAGGTTACTTCTAGCACCACCACCAGATAACTTACTCTTGAAGTCCGTAATCTTCCTTAGAGGGGGTGGATTTAATTGATTTCTGGTTGCCATAGTTTTTAACCTCTGTTAATTAAAAGTTGCCGATTACTTCTTCAAAATCAACACCAGTCTTGGTGGCAATAAAGGTAAGACCGATGAAGTTAATCGATCTCGCTGGTTTAATGTAGATGTCTGCTCTGAATTCATTAGCATCAATGACCGCTGCCGTGTTATTAGTTTCGTCAGCAATTACGACATAATCAAAGATGCCTCTCTTTGCCTGAACATCACGCAAGAATGGTTCAATCGTATTTACGAAATTGGTTCTTGTAATTTCATCGTTAAACTCAAACAGTACATCCTTGGCGGCACGAGAAATAGCATCCTCAAGGTAAATGAAGAGTCTACGAACATTAATACGATCAAATGCAGATGTTCTTCCTAATCCAGTCTTATCACCAAACAGAATAATACCTGCTCCTGGTGAGAAGATTATTGGATTAATTCTATTTGTATAAAGACGATCTCTTTGCGACTTACTTGGAGTGTATGCAAGTTTAACAGCATTTAGAATAGCACCTCTTGATGTACCGGCAGGAGAATACCAAGGGAAGAAATTAATATCACTACGAGCACATAGTCCAGCAATATCGCCGTTTAAAGGAGCATATCTATAAGTATTTGCAAATCTATCGTACATATACTTGTAACCAGAATCAAATACTGCATAAGATGAAGATGCTATAGGTGAGAAGAAACTAATTACATTTTTGGTAGTATCTTCTGGTGATCTAACTGTGACTTCAGTTTCTACCGTCGTATCAGTAAGAGCAGAACCTCTATATGGTGAAATGAACGCAATTGCATCTTTCCTCAGTTCGGCAACCGAAATAAGTTTGTTTGCCAGTTCTTGTGCGATTTCTTTTGCATAACCAGCAGATCCCATCAATAAGAAATCTACTTTAATTTCTTCAGTATTTTCAAATAAATCATACCCATCCTTCAACTCACTAAGATCAGCAGTAAGAGCACCGGTAGTTCCAATTCCAGTTTGACCATTATAGTTAAGACCACCTGTTAATGTGTAGGTATTAGCACCTGCGGCACCAAAAATAACATTTTCTGCAGGTTGATCCCATCCATTATCGGTTGTTAAATCAAACTGACCAGCATCATATCCTGTTGTGGTAAGTCCGGCAGGAGCACCACCGGCAAAGATATTTGCAGAACCTGCGGCAATATACTTTCTCCAATACGAAGTACTTCCTGCAGAAAACTCAGCATCAGTTGCCTTAGAAAGACCTATATGCTTTTCAAGAATTGTTCCGGCATTACCAGTAATAGTTCCTAACTCATCAATAACTACAACATGAACTTCATCAAATCTAGATCCTCTTGGTTCTGCAAATGCCGAAGTTCCTGGTGCAGGTGATAGATTATTCCACTGGATTTTGGTTTTGATTTTATCAAGGTCGATGTATTGTTGACTGAACCAATCAACTTCGCCAGTATAAGCAGCACTTCCCAAAGTAGCAGAGGAAATACCGCTGTTGTTTGTTCCTGCTGCCGGGGTTACAGATACGATACCAACATTTCCAGTTTCGGTAAAGCACCAAGTTCCATCTTGCTGATAATCAACGGATGTTTCTGTTCCTGCTGCAGATACACGACTTAAAATTTTAACCGCAATTGAATCTGTCCCAATCTCAGTAATGATTCCTTTTAGATAAGAATCATTTAAGGATACTGCAGTTCCCGAAGAAGTATCAGTCTTTCCTGTAAGAGATTGAGTTACGCCATAACCAACTTGAAGTGTGAGTCCGGTTGTTGAGGATGTAGATACGTTGCTTCCAAAAGAAAGTTCTACATTAGTAAGAGAAATGTTATTTAAGGTTGCAGGACTAATGAATACTGTTCCAACTCCAATTGCGGTTACAGTTGTTCCGGACCCTATAATTCCAGTTTCTACTTTTAGAGTTTGTCCAACTTCAATATTGGTTGTTGTAATACCAGTAACAGATGTAGTGGTGATCCCAATATCACCATCAGATGCTGTTGCAACTCCAACAAAAGTAGTAGTTGTAGTTGTTAGTGTAGTTGTTCCGATTCCACTTAAAATTTGGTCTGCTTTGGAGTCAATAATCGCAACTTTAATTCCATTTGCCCAAGAACCAGGATTTCTTGCCGCTACAATAACATTAGTAATAGTGGTTTCATCATATCCAAGTTCTTCATAATGATCTAAACTTTTAATTTTAACACTAGTTATACCTACGGTTGATCCAGAAGATACAAAAGCATTTTTGATATCGTCATCGTCTGCTCTGACTACTTGTAGTGACCCACCATATGAAAGATAGGATGAAGCAACCATCCAACTTTCATAGTGCTTATCTGTGGAATACGGTTCTCCAAAATTATTCAGCAGATCATTTTCATTCTCCACTAAAGTTGGCGAGTCTACAGGACCTTTTGCGAAAGGTGCAACAATTGCTCCTACTTTATTAGAAGCTGGTTGGACTCTACCAGAGGTTAGATCAACTTCCCTTACTACGATTCCAGGAGATGCTAAATTTAGCGGCATCTTTATTCTCCGTTTTATCCCGAATTATTCTAAAAGTATTTATAATTTCCTTGCCTTCAATATGGTTATCTATAATCCCAGTTATATGATCGATCCCCATATTCATCTACATTCCAAATTTCTTGCGATTCTATACCATTTTCCGAAGTCGCAAACATCCATCTGTCTCCAGTTTCTTGCTCTACGAATACTTCCATATCTTCCAATCCATCCGAAATGAATCCGAATGGAGACATATCTTGATCGATTTGATTTTTTTGTTCCTCATATATTCTTTTGCGGATATCATTATTAGTCATCTCCTTGAAATAGTCCTGAGCGACTATCCAGGCAAAAATAACGAGGCACATTACAAGGTCATCATTACAACCTTCTTCCGCTTCAAATGAATTATGTTTTTGTGCAAATGTGGTAAGTTCACTAATAATATCATAATCATTAATGAATAGTTTATCATCCTCAATAAGTAGTTTTAAGTTGGAACAACCCAATTTTTTAACTGCAGCAGTTGTTCTAACTCCAAGTTGAGACTTTTTACCACTAAATCCAGATCCCACTAATTGCCCCGCCCTACCTCTCATAGAGCACATTAAAATATTATCATATTCTAAATCATAGTGAAGAATATTGGCAACCTGATCTCCAATATCATTTACTTCTATAAGTAACCAGGCATTATCATATCCTCTTGCTACCTCATTAATGATACTTGGAAACAGCATTGGTCTAATCTCATTATTTTTATATTTTGCAACCACTCTATAAGGAAACTCCGTAATATCAAAAACGACAAATGCCGAATAATCATTACCCATTCCACGAG